ATGTCGAGCGTGCGACTTCGCCACAGCAGCCGCATGTTTTGCGTCATGCCATCCACGTATCGCATCCGCACGCGGTGCGTGACTGTCACGTCCATCTGGCCGGCGGCCAGCACCTCGCGGGCACTGACGCCCTCGACGCTGGCCCACCGCTCGGCGTAGGTGCTCCAGGTCAGAAGCGTCTCGCCGAGGCTGTTGCGGCTCTCGGTGGCCTGCTGCACAGTCACACGCTCGCGGAGCCGGCCCGGCAAAATCATGCGTAGCTGCCCCACTTGCACGAGTCGAGCAGGGCCTTGGTCGCGTACTCAAGTTCTTTGGAAACACTGCCGACGAGCACCGTGCTGCGTTGCTCGTAGAGGTGGGCCACCAGCATCAAAATCGCTGAGCGAATCTGTGCCGGCACGTCGGCACCGCTGGCTCCATAGCCTCCCCACCATGTCACGCTGACCGCGTTAGGATCTGCGAGATGGCTCGGCCAGGTGCCGCCGTAGACTGTGCGGATCCGGCCGGGCGTAGCCTCGCGGTCGACGCGGTAGGTCGATGTCGAGAGCGTGGCGGTGGTCAGCACGCTGGTGCCGCCGGCCCCGCCGGGGTCCACCGTGTAGGTGACGCTGGTGGCGGTCAGAGTGCCGCTGGTGGCCATCGGCGGCCGCGGCAGCTCGAACTCATAGGGAAACGTGTCGAGCCGCATCGTCCACTGCGTGTGGATCAGCGAGCGGTCGAGGTACTCCTCGGCGTATCGCCGGGCGGTGGTAATCAGGCCGGCGATGTAGGTGTCGTCGTCGCTGATGTCGACGCGAAGGTGTTGCTTGGCCTCGCTGACGCTGACAGGCTCCACGGCCGGCTCTGTGGTTCGGACTAGGCTGCGGTATCTCATTGGCGGCGTCTCCTGCGTTTGGGCCTGACATCGGCCGTGCGGGCCTCACGATCAACCACCGCGGCCTCGAGCAGCGGCTGCTGCGGCTCGGGCACCGCGACCCCGCGGAGGCAGAGCATATTGCCCACGCCACCGCCTGCGTCGATCACGTCGCCAGGCCGATACACGCCGTGCGGCTTTACAAATTTCACCCGCATCACTCGCCTACCTTCCAGACCCCCTCGGGCCTTTCTTGAGAATTCACAAAAGCGGTGCTGTGCTGGTAGACCGGCGTGGCGAGGCTTTGCCCCGGCCACGTAATCATGTATTCGCCGTGGCCGAGCGTGACGCGAGGCGTGACGTAGAGCCGGTTGCCGGCAAGCTTGAACTGACGCCAAAACCAGATGTCGTCGTCAATTCGGCCATCGCCCCACTCGCCGGCGGCGTTGGCCTTCCCCTCAAACCATGGCTTCGGCGTTCGCTTGAGGGCCGCCGTGCTGATCACCGTGCAGCCGAAGTGTGCGGTGTCGACCTGCTGGATGGGTGCTCGAAACCACTCGCGTGGCAGCTGCGTGTGGCCATCAGCCGGCGGATTGTCGAGCGTGTCGAGCAGCGTCAGCATCGGCCGGCCATCCTCACGCTTAGTCTGCAGGCCGGTGATCGCGTCACACTGAAACGTCAGGGCCAGGGCGAAAAGGTGCTCGAGGTCGGCCTGCGTGAAAAACGTGTCGTAGTCGATTGTCAGCAGATACTCGCACTCGTCGACAAACTGCTCGAAAACTCGTTGAAGGCACTGCCCCCAGAACGCCCCGGTGACCTTGGTAGGCCGGATGCCCAGCGGCACGAGGGCCTGCGCCCACGTGAAGAAATTGTCCATAAAGCCGAGCCGCGGCGTGCTCATCACCGCCTCGACCCGCACGTCGACCTGCGACTGACCGACTTTGACAAGCATGTGGTTGCTCCAATGAAAACGGCCGGGCGGAGGTGGGCCTCCGTGCCCGGCCGTCCTTGGTTTTCATGCTCGCGAGCGTGTCAAGCGTCAGCCGCTGACAAACACCGCAACGCCGGCGTCCGCGGCGGCCACAGGGGCCTCCTCGGGCTTGCCGAGCCGAGCGACGCTACAGATCGGCGAGGCAGCCTGCGGCGAGGCCGAAACCTTGAGATATCGCTGCTTCCCACGCATGTCGACGTTAAAGCGAACGACAGTCGTCGTCTCGGTGTCGGCCGGCGTCGGGATCGTGAACCCCCCGGAGCCGCCGCCGACAAACGCGGTGACGTTGCTGTAGCTGCTCGTCGTGTCGCCCTGCTCGAGCTTGAGCACGGTGGCGACCGCCGAGTTGGTGCCGGCGGCAGCGACCGGCTCAAACGCCACGTCGATGCTGGCGTAGTCAAAGCCGAGCGTGTCGATCGTGTGGGCGTGCGTGCCGTTGGTGGCGATGTCGCCGCTCGACATCTGGGCAGCGGTCTTGGATGCCTCGAGGCTATTCATCGTGCAAGTCTCCTATAGGTCAGGCTGAGGTCTTGAGAGCCACCATCGGGCCAGCTTCGCTGGTGTCGCCGAGCGAGTGGAAATTCACATCGGCCCGAAGCGTGGCGTACCAGGCGGTCTGATCGAACCGGGCGTACTCGTCGACGGTGCTGCGGACAGCCACCGCACTCCGCACGCCGTAGATGCCGGCCAGGGCCGCGTCGCCCACAAGCACCTTGACCGTCGAGGCGTCGGTGCCGAGGGTGTTGTTCATCACCAGCGTCTGCACCACCGGCAGACCGAGGAATCGCGGCAGGCCGCCAGCCGACAGGTCGCCGGAGGTGTTGCCACCGCTGGCCAACTGCAGCCGCTCGATCGAGGCGTGGTAGCCAGCCGGCGAGATGTACCAAGCCGCACCGCCCAGAGCGTAGCGAGGCAGCCGGCCCATCGCCTTCTGGAAGTCGGCCAGGTCGAGCTCCTCAAAGCTGTCGTTGTTTGCGGCGGCGGTCACCACGCTCTGCGTGTGGTTGCCGTCGTCAATCTTCGTCACGATTCCTTGGATGCCGCCGTAGGTGCTGGTGCCGTCACCGTTAAAGGCGGCCTCGTCGATCTTCTTGGCGAGCTCGAGCGAGAACTCCTGCACCAGCCAGTCGGCGACGCTGATGATGGAGTCCTCAAGCAGCTCGTTGGCAACGCGAGTGCCAACCGCCAGCTTCTTGGCGACCAGCTGCACCTGCGTTCCGGTCGGGTCGCTGGTGGTGATCTCGCTGTTTTCGCCGATCCAGTAGCCGGTCACGCCGGTCAGCCGCTTCGGCACGAGCAGCGTGTCCGACGACATCGGCACATTCTGCAGGGCAGAAGGAGCGACGCCGTAGGTTTCAACGAGCCGGATAACTTGGCTCGACATTTCCTCTGGCACCGCAAAGCCGCCAGCGGCCATCGTGCTTTCGCCCATCGCCCGGCTTTCGACGCCGTGATCCTGGCACCAGCGGCGAGCGTCGGCGTCGCCGAGGCAGTAGCCAGCAAGCCACTTGCCCACGCGGTAGGCCGCCTCGGGGTCGGTGAACGCACGCAGCCGGCCGGAGTAGCGGACAGGCTCAATGCGGGCGACCTCGCGGGTTTCGGCCTCGGCCGGCTCGGGAGCCGGCGTGCAGCGGTCGACCACGCTGCGGAGGGTGCTGCCGGCGGCCGCCACCTTGCTCTCAAAGTCGAGCTTGGCTGACACAGCGTCCGCCTTCTCAACCAGGCCCTTGAGTTCCATGTCGCGGGCGGCGATGTCGGCGTCGCTCTCGGCCTCCACGGCTCGCACGGCGTCGATCCGGGTGGCCAGCTCGGCGGCCTCGTCCTGCAGCTTCTTCAGCGTGTCCATGTGCATCTCCTAGCAGCGGCGACATGCCGCGTGTGCGTTAGGGTCAAACTAGGACACGCGAGGCGGAGTCTTGCAGAGCTGCACCGCAGAAAGTGTTGTTTTTACAAACACAGTGCCGCGGGCTCCGCACTTTGGGCAGCGAACATACCGCTGCCGCTCCTCGCCAACTGGCCGGCTGGAGCGGCACACCATGCGTTCGCCGCACTTGCATCGAGCGTATTCAGCCACGCAGCTTGAGCCTCAAAAGACTGGCAACAGCACCCGCCACCCCCAGCATCGCAGGCACCGCAACAGAACGCTGCTCGGCAGCCGGCTCCTGCTCGGCAAGCCAGGCCTCGTAGCTGCGAAGTGCCACCGCGGCGGTGGTCGCTGAATAGGCAGGATTCACGACCGGGCCCATCTCGTACAGGTCGGCCTCGCGGACCTCGCGGATCGCCTTGCCGCCCTCGGTCGTGAACGACTCGCCGCCGACGCCGACAGAGAAGGCAAAACTACTGCCGCGGATGTCGCGACGCTGGATGAGCTCAAGGACGTCAGCCCGGCTGGCCGGCGGGGTCACCACGTAGCCCACGCCCTTGGCGTCTGCGAAGACCTCTAAGGTGCCACTCGACTCGCGGCCCAACAATAGGTTGGGGTCGTGGTTGAAGTAGCTCACGAGGTCACGCCGGCCCTTCTGCTTGGCAAGCATGGCATCGAAAGCACCCGGCAGGATACGCTCGCGGAACCCGCCGAGGTCGACGCTCAGCCGGTTGTAGACCACCGCATACCCGCGGATCGCGGGCGTGCCGCCGGCTCGCTCCTCAATCACCAGCTCGTCGTCGGCCTCAAAGGCCACCGTCCTCGTCTCAATCTCCATCGGCCTCGTCCTCCTGGTTCTCGGTTGGCTGTGGTTCTGGTGCTGGCTCGGGCTGCGGCGGGGCAGGGGCCGGCTCGGGCTGCGGCTCTGCGGCCGCATCTTCCAGCGTCGTCATATTCATCGGGACAAAGTGCTGGTCACCCTCGGGCCCGATGGGATTCAGGTTTTCGAGCTCACGCACTTCGTTGATCGTCATCCACCCATTCTGCAGGGCCGAGACGTAGTAGGCCGAGCGACTCGCGTGGTCGCCACGCATCAGGCCACTCACGCTGTGCTCCGCGAAAAACCGCTCGTCGTCGACAATGAGATCGCGGCTGATTGCCGCTTCCCACCGCTTGAGGTGCGGCAGCAGGCAATGCTGCACAAACTCAGTGCCCTGCACCTCGATGTTGCTGTAGGTGCTGCGAGTCAGATCCTGAATCATGTGCGGCGGCACCCGGAACGCTCGGCAAATCTCGATGACTTGATATTGCCGAGTTTCAAGAAACTGCGCGGCCTCGTTGCTGCCGCTGAGCTCGTGGGCCTTCACGCCGTTGGGTAGCACGCACGTGCGGAAAGCACGATCGGGCCCGCGGTGGATGCGTTCCCAGTTCTGCCGCAGGCTTTCGGCGGCCTCGACCGGAATGGGGTTATCGCTCTCAAGGATCACGCCTGGCCGGGCACCATTGCCGAAATACGTGCTGCCGTGAGCCTCCAGGGCTTGCGCCAGGCCGATTGCGTTCTGAAACAACCTATAGGTGGGCAGCGGCCGCACGCCGTCCTCAGTCGTAAAGCGGAGGCAGAAGATCTGCTCCTGTCGGTAGACGGTCTGCTGGCCGCTCGGCTCGCGGTAGAGGTAGCGGACGCTGCCATCCTCGAGCCGCTCGACCTCCATCCGGCTGGAGTGCAGCGGCCACAGCTCGGAGATGG